CTGCATCGCTTGCTGGTGCAACGATTGGCGAGGTTTTGCCTGCTTTGGCAACTGGTGGCGGTTCAATGATTACCCAAGGTGGCGAACAAGCTGCTAATTTGGCTGCACGTCTAGGATTGCAAGAATTTGGTCAAGGCGCTGCTAAGTTAGGTGGTCAAGCTGCAGGAAGCGCAGGATTATCTACGCTTTATGGTTTAACTCAACCAACTTTAGGCGAGCAACCATTTTGGCAACAAATTGCTCAAAACGCTCAAACTAATGCCGGTGTTGGCGCTGCTATTCCTTTGGCAGTACCAGCAGCAGGAAAATTTGGCCAATATTTAGGCAATGTTGCAGGCGCTGCAATTAATCCATTTACTCAAGGTGGTGCTGAAAAGATTGCGCAAAACATCCTTAATAAAGCTGCAAGCAATAAAGGAATTAATGCGGTCAATCAAACAATCGTGCCTGGATCTACTCCGACATTGGCTGAACTTGCCAATAATGCTGGTGTAAGCACTTTGCAACGCACGATTCGCGATATTAATCCAACTCCTTTTGTTGAGCGCGAACAAGCGAATGCTGCTGCTAGATCAAATCTTTTGCAGAATGTTGCTAGGACTCCTGAAGAATTGGCTGCTGCACAAGAAGCGCGCAATTTATATGCTAATGATCAAGTCAATCAAGTGCTCTTTGCAAACAAACAAAAGGTCGATTCGACTCCAGTTTTAAATACAATTGACGATATTTTGAATGGCCCTGGCGGTAAACGTCCAGCAGTATCAAAATCATTGAACGACATTAAGTCTTTGGTTTCCCTTGGAACTGAAACTAAATCTACTCCAGCATCACCTATTTTGAATGCTGAAGGCAAACCAATGACTGAGGCTGCTAAAACAGTTACTCAAAAAGTTGAACAAGATCCTGAAGTTCTTTATCAATCTGTCCGCAAATCAATTGATGACAAACTCGATAAATTGAATATGGCTGATCGTTCAGGAGTTCAAGCAGCTTCTGAATTGATGAAAGTTAAACAATCCATTGATAATGTTATTGAGCAAGGTGCGCCAGGCTTTAAGAATTATTTGGATAAATATAGCTCTGAATCAAGCAATATTGATTCTATGAAGTATTTGCAAGGCCTTAAATTAACCGATCAAAATGGCAATATTACTTTATCAAAAGTGCAAAATGCCATTCAAAATATTGCTAAAGCGCAAGGTGAAAAAGGCGCAAATGCACAAAAGGCAATCACCGATACTCAACTTGGTGCTTTGAAATCAATTCGCGATGATTTGTTGCGTCAGCAAAAGGTTGGTTTAGGCCGTTCTCTTGGATCAAATACTGCTCAAAATTTGGTCACTCAAAACATGGTCGAATCAGTATTGCCTGGCAAACTAGGGCTTTTGGCATCTCATCTTCCTACTGGATCATTATCGGGAGCAACTGGCGCTGGTGTTGGCTATATGGCTGGTGGCCCAGTAGGTGCAATGATAGGCGCTGGAGTTGGCTCAAGAGTTGGATCTGCGTGGCAGACTTTAATGCAAGCTAAAAATGATGCGGTCATTAATGCCTTAACAGAGCATTTATTAAATCCAACACAAATGACAATTCAGGCGAAAAAGCCTGTTGTCACTCCGCAATTGATGGAATTGCTCTATCCAAGTATGATCGGGGTAGGCACAAATTCAGTTTCTCAGCGCCAATAAAAAGGCTTTTTTGAAATTGATAATGAAGTTATAGGTACAAGCAACAAATAAAAATGCGCATGGTTTAGGGTGCGCTTGGATGAACTGAAAGAGGGTATCAAACATGAGTGGAATTCTACCAAACGGAAAACAACAATTTATTGACTCTAATGGTAATCCCTTAGCTTCAGGCAAGGTTTATTACTATATTCCAAGCACTACAACTTTTAAAAATACTTGGCAAGATCCAGCTTTAACAATTTTAAACACTAATCCAATTCAACTAGATGCTAACGGTCAATGTATCGCCTATGGATCAGGTTCATATCGTCAACAAGTATATGACGCAAATAACAATTTAATTTGGGATCAAGAATCAGATGCGCCTTTAAGTTTGGCAGATTTTGAATTGCCTGCTGGCGCTTCTTATATTGGATACAACGAAGGAAGTACTGGCGCAGTTAATCGTACAGTACAAACAAAACTTCAAGAATCTATTTCTGTTAAAGACTTTGGAGCAAAAGGCGATGGATCAACAGATGATACTGCTGCTTTTAATGCTGCAATTTTAGCAGTCGCTATAGCTGGAGGAGGAACAATTATTGCTCCTAATGCAAATTACTATATTGCAGGAACAATTTTGCTTCCATCCAATATTCATTTAGATTTAATGAATTCAACAATTACTGGAGCAGGAATAGGAAGCTCTGGTGATTTATTTCAAAGTGCATATTTATCAGGTGGTACGATAATTACAAATATTGGAACTTCTGCTGAAAGTCATTTAGTTCAACAAACAATAGTAACAAACGCAATTATTAATAATTGTGGAAAAGCATTTAATATATATAATTTTGTTGATAATTGTGAAATATCCAACATTAAATTTAATAATTGTACTTATGCAATTTATTCAGATAGTTGTTTTTATTGCAGATTTATAAATTTATTTTCTCGTGGTTCTGCAAGTTCTGCAACTAACGCAGCTTTTTATTTTGCAAATTATGTCAATGTGCAAGCAATCGAATCTGTTTTTGTAACAGGAAGAACCATTGGTATAGAAGTTACAGGTGGAGCAAATGGATTAGTTCTTCAATCTTGCTCTGCTGAAGAATGTGCTACTGGAATGTTGGTTAATGGACAAAATGGCCCATTAAAATTTGATACTTGCTATTTTGAAGCAAATACAAGCATTGGTCTTGATTTAGGAAATAGTGGCTCTAAAAACCCAGTTACTATTGATAATTGCTGGTTTTACGGAAACGCAACTGCAATTAATGGAACTCCAGTAAATGCTGGAGAAGCATTAATTATCAATGCAAATAATACTTTCTTAAATAACACAACAAATATTAATATTGTTGACACTATTGCAGATAAATCCAATATTTCATTAGTAAGTGGAAGCTATCCTGATAACGCAGTACCTCCTGCTTTGCCAAGTGGCTATAACTTAGTTCCGCAATCAAATGTTGATTACAAAATAACTATTTTTAATTCAGCAACTGGTTTGCCAATTATTAAATCAGCAGTTCATGGGCCTACTTTAATTGCTTTTGAAAATGAAGGAAATCCAGGTGCGCCTGAAGCTGGAACAGTATCTTTTTGCTCAAATTCAAAATCATCAGGAACTACATTTTCTGTTTATGTAGATACAAGCATTGTTTATCAAGAGTTTAATTCTTTATTGGTTTACAGATTTGAAGTTATAGACAATGTGTCAACGTATAAAATGTTTGGACTTGTATTTGGAGATTCAGTGACTGTTTTAGATTCAACTGGAAAAACAGTATCAGTATCCAATAATGGCGGTAATGTAAGATTGACTTTAGGAACATTTAGCCATCCTTCAGGAAGTTATCAGATAACTGGTGTAGTAAGGCATATTTAATTAGAGGAAAAAATGGCTGATTTAGATCCCAAAATACAAAAAGAAGCAATCAAAGAAGCATTGCAAGAATGGCTTGATAGTCAATTTTCTAAATTTGGAAAATGGACATTAAACGGCCTGCTTTCTGTTGGTTTAGTTGGACTTGTTTATTTATGGGCTGCCGGTCATGGATGGATTTCACCAAGAGGTTAATATGGCAGATCAAGATAGCGCAAAAGAAGTCGCTGGCAAGTCAATTGGTCAGCATGGATTGGCTTATATAACTGCCATTATTGTTATTAGTGTTGCAGCAAGCATTTTCTTAGATTCATCAAAAATTGCAGCAGTTATTGGTATGGCTGGCGGTGCGATTATGGCGATTATTAATATGATGAATGCGGTTTCAGGAACTACTGAAAAAGAAGAAAAGCCCGAGTTTGCAGTTATTCAGCAACTTATTCAACGCTTAGATCATCTTGCCGATAAAGAGCCGCCAATGTCGGTGACTGTGGATGGAGATAAAGTCACAGTAACCAAAGGCTCGGATAGCATTACTACAAAAAAATGATCGAAGAAGCCAATATTTCAGATTCATCTGAATCAGAAAAAGTGATTGTTGCTGATAACAATCAAAATTGGCTTAATACAAAATGGCGACCAGCAATGGCTTGGATGTATATGTCAGTTTGCATTTTTGATTTTATGATTGCTCCGATATTTTGGTCTTTGGTGCAAGTATTTGGTAAAGGAGTTGTCCAAAATCAATGGAATCCTTTGACATTGCAAGGCGCTGGATTTTTTCACCTTTCAATGGGCGCAATACTTGGAATTACTGCTTATGGGCGCACTCAAGAAAAAATGCAAGAAATGACGGTCAAATAATGTTTTTATCAACATATATAAAAATTGCCATTTTGCTATGCATATCTTTGGGAAGTGCATATATTACGCATGAAATTGATTATTCATCAATAGAAAAAGCAAAAGCCGAAGCAGTAACTCAAGCCCTTAAAAATCAAACAGAGATTATCAACAAACAAGCTCAAGACACTCAGAAAGCCCAAAATGAAAAAGACGCTCTCCAAGCTCATTATGAGTTGCTCCTTAATCAGTATCGCGGTATCGGGTTGCACGACCATAACTCCTCAAGCAACGAATCCTCCTCCATTGCAATACCAAAGGAAGGACTCAGACTACTTGAGTCAGATGCAGAATTTCTTATCGGATTTGCAAAATCGTGCGCAACCACAGAAATCGAGCGAAACGAAGTAATCGATAAATACAATGATTTAACGGTCAAATAATGGATACGCAACAAATTTTTAACCTTGGAGCTTCTGTTATTGGCTCTATAGCTATGTGGGTGCTTAAAGTGATATGGGACGAAATTAAGGCAATCAAAGAATCACAAGACAATCTTCAAAAAGATATGGCAAAACAAGTCGTATTGAAAGACGATTATCGCAATGATATTTCTGACATCAAGAATATGTTTAATCGTATTCTCGATAAGATGGACACCAAAGCTGATAAATGAAAATCCATAAAGATCAAATTGTCTATATTGCTGCTTTATGTTTAGCGATGGTTGTCATGTGTATGCTTGGCATTTTTTGCTACGCTTTGACTGATCCATCAATTCCTGATGATCACGTTTTAGCGATCGTTGGCCCATCTTTTCAAACAATAATAGGCGGTTTTATTGGTTTAATTACAGGAATTAAGATAGGAACAGACGAATAATGGAGTATTCAAAAGATGGACTACACCTTACTGAACGTTTTGAAGGATGCCGGCTTGTGGCTTATCCTGATCCTGGTAGTGGCGGTGATCCTTGGACTATTGGTTATGGTCATACAGGGCCTGAGGTCGTAGAAGGCCTAGAAATTACCCAAGAGCAGGCAGAGCAATACCTTGCCCAAGACATTAAACAAGCCGAGGCTAACGTCAATGCTGTAGTTCATGTAGAGCTAACCCAAGAAGAATTTGATGCGCTTGTGGACTTCGCATTCAATTGTGGATGTCGCAATTTAGATTCGTCAACTCTTATGAAAAAGCTAAATGCTGGCGATTATGAGGGCGCATCGCATGAGTTCATTAAGTGGGATATGGCTGCCGGTCATCATATGGCTGGCTTGTTAAAACGCAGAGAAGCAGAGGCTGCAATGTTTATTTCAAAATTGGCATGAGCGACATTTTTGACGATGCCTCGGATGCAGAGGAATTGCATCGGCAAATGGCAATAAAGAAAGTAAGGGATCGGCAACCTTTAAAAACTACAGGATTTTGTCTTTCTTGCAATGCAAGACTTGCCGATCGAAGATTTTGCGATGTATGGTGTCGCGAAGATTACGAAAGAATGCAGAATATCTGCCGAATCAGAGGCTCGAAATAGTTTCTGCAAAATTCAATAAATCAATTAAATATCCGCGAATCTGAATATTTTTGTCAAATTCATCGGCATTTTCTTTGATCTTTGATGCAATCCCAAGGCTACTGATGAGATCTTTAAATTCAGCAGGAGTGAGCGCGCCTGAATCTAATTGAGATTTATACCCTTTTGCCTCACCCCATAATTCATTGATATTCATCTTGGTTTATTCCCTGTTGTTTGCTGAATGCGCTCAGCAGTAGTTTCGATTATGTTTAATTTGGCCTTGCAATATGCTGCGCTTGGGCTTTTGAATGTATAAAGCTGATCAACTATTTTATAAAGATCATCAACTAGCGCAATCTCTTGATCATTATTTGGCAAATATTGACTGTAATTCTTTAATTCTAAAGCGCTTACATATATGACGTAAGTACTTTGTTTTGAGCAATCTGAGACTTGCGCTTCGGTTCTTATTCTATTGATCAGCCCATATTCAAGCGGATCATAGTTACCAATCATTAAACTGCATCCTGAAAGAAACAAAACAGGAATCAATTTAAACGGATAGCGTTTATTTTCTCTTGCTTTGCGTCTTTCATCGCGTTTTGGCGGTTTGCTCATAAATATCTCCAGGTGGGAATAAACATTTGGGCATTATTTCTCGCGATTATGAAAGCAGGAAAAATTCTCGCTTATGCCATCCTGTTGCGCCTGCTTAACTATTCCCTTGTCCATTTTATCCAGTTCATTGATTTTGCCAACAAAAGGGACAGATTCTTGACAAGTGCAAGGCAATCTTCCTTGATGACAGTCACCATTGC